ATAAAGTACAAGTCCAACAAAGGCATCAGCAATAATAACTATTTCTACAGTTAATACTCCAGATGTACTATTATTTTCATTAACCCCATCTAAATTTACATCTGTGATAGTATTAAGAGCTACAGTCCAAGGATTTCTGTAATATATTAACATAAAAATGAAGAAGTTTTCTTTGTGTTACCCTTCACTCACGCACCAGCTACAGGCAAATCGCTAGATTAATTATCCATACGATTAACATGAACTGATGGATTATGCTTAGTGCTACCAGGAATACCAGTAGGACCGTCAAACAAAATCCATTCCCAGAAACCAATAGTAGCAGCACCAGGTGCAGAAATATGCAACCTTACACAATCAAACCCATTAGTTACATCAAGCATAGCTTGTTTAATGGGAATCATGTATTGAGTATTTGCAGCAATGTTGAAAGTATCACTAACTGCTGTTTGTTCTACCCACATATCTCGTTCCTCAACTGGAGAAGTAAGATATGCGTTAGAATAGTAAGTAGTGAAACTCAAAGCTTTTGCAGCACTAGCTTCAACACTCGTCATTTGTTGAAGAGTAATTGCAACAGCCGTACTACTATGTGCTCCAATAACAACTCTTCCAGTAATACTAACATGGTTCCTCAAAGAGATACCATTATAGTTACCACCTTTTGCACCACCAGTATTAATATCTACTGGTGCGGCGTGCAGGACAAATTTACCATGTAGAGGTAAATGACGCATAATCGGGTTCATACTTTATTTCTCCTAAAATTAGATTAGCTTTTAAGGCTTAAAGACCACTTGAAGTGCTACCACCAGTACGGGAAGCCATCAAAGTGAATGGTGAACGGGTTGTATCTCCATGCAAATCTTCTTTAGGAGCAGTCCAGAAAGATTTACCACCAAGTCGGAAACTGAAACGGAAAGCAGTTTCTTCATAAAGGAAACGAACATGGATACTGGAAGCAGTTTTAACACCACCACCAACTTTGGTTAGAGTAGCATATTGGCTAAAGTCATACAAGCCAATATCACCAGTATTACCATTATCCAATGCCATTTCGTGAACAAGCATTGGCAAACCATAAGGTCCAACAAAGATAACTGAACCAGGTTGTACCAAACCACGATTAATTGGAGTATAGATAGGTACTCCAACAGTTGCATTATCATCAAACAATACAAACTCTAATTGTTGAGCAGTATCAGGATGAACAACCCAAATAGCATTATCACGATTCCAATTCCTCCAATACATCTGAGACAGATTCCAATGCAAAATCGTATGATTTGTTTGGGCTGCACCAGCACGATTACCAGTAGGAATAACAATCGCAGAATCTTCTCTACGAATACCTTTAGGTTGTGCAACTCCAGTTCCATGTAGGAAGCTATAATTAGCTTCAAACATAATTGCTTCTGGAACTAATCGTTGAACTCGACGATTCCAAGTAGAAGGAGCATCTTCTAGTTGTTCTTCTGAGAAATAAACAACTGCACCCAATTTATGTAGCTCAAGTCGATCTTTCTCAACTTTAGCTTTGGTACTGGAAAAGAGTCCAGCTTCATCTAGCCATCCAACTTGGATACCAGCATGGCGTTGACCAGCTCCAGCTTTCCTAGAAGTTTCTTGCATCTTTGGAACAGGTAAACTATTTCCACCAGTTTCAAACCTATCTGTTCTAGGTAGGAAACTTGCAGGATTGTTTTCCATATTGTCCCAAATACGATTGGACATAGAATCTACAACCATAAAACCACCTTCACTGTCATTACTTACATTTTGACCAGAAGGTGCTTTAATTAGCAAATCAATATATTCTTGTCCACCAACAAGTGCTGCATCAGGTGTAACCCCTTGTCGTGCAGCTCTTGAACTTTCCATAACACATTTCAAGAAATGTCCTTCATCCTTAAATCCACGATAATCTTCTTGTTTATCATCGTGAATGTGAATGATAGGAATATTCTTTTCCAGTTTATCAGTAAAACCGGCAAGACTCTTCTTGAAACTTGTTTCAAAAGTCTTTTCAACCAAAGAAGTCAAAGACTTCTCCAGCCCATCAAAATCCATATCACCTTCCGGCTTTTTGGATTCTTCACAATGACCTAGCTTAATCAAAGATTTAGCCAAATCATCATCTTCAATTTCAATAATCTGATCCTTTTTAAAGGCAATAGGATCATCGCCTTTCTTAAGAGCTTTTTGAGTATACTCTTCTAAGAATTTAACCCACATAGATTATCCTTTTATTAAAAAACTTAAAATTTAAATATATGAAAAGTAGTTCTCTATTCGTTTTGTATCTAGTACCTTAAGTGTACCTCCAATACAATTCAAACTAAACAACTTTTCCTAACAGCCGACGAATATGGTTGTCTATAGTTTCTGGCAACTTTTTTGTAAACTTAGCAACATGATTATCAATAAGTGCTTTTCGTTCTTGTTGATAATCTTCTGCTGTCTTAAATTTGGTAATTACAGGTAACTCAGCTTGTACCTTTTTAATATCATCCATAATCTCTGAAAAATGCTTCTCTAAAATATCATCAGGAAGATCAATCAAACCTTTATTTAGAACTTCAACAATAGCATTATTGTTCATTGCTACTGTACATACAGAATATTCATAAACTACAGCTTTTTCTGCAATTCTTTTTGCACCATCCCAATGAACATTCTTTTCAATATCTTCTTTTATTGGTTGACGCCACTTAACAGCACCACCAATTGATTTACCCTTCAACACACCACTTTTAACTAGATACCAAATACTATCTGAAAACCAAGGACTATCTTTAGGATGCTCTTCTGGCTTTTCAAAATAATGTGTTTTCCCCTTAAAAGCATTACCTACTCTTTTAAACCACAAAGATCGCCCAACTGGAGGAATATTGTAGTTGTGTTGAAAACAAGTTGGTGAACCGTGTTTTTCAAATTGCGCCCAATCTAAACTATCAGGTGGAACAACATCACCTTCTTTATCTACACTATCATCAGTTAGAGTAGATAGTTCTGCTCTTTCACTTTCAAATAAACCTTCAAGTTTTGAAGCTTTTTCTAACTGGAAAGAACTGTATTCACCAGTGTTTAGTTGTGCTTCTAAATTCCTAGCTTCTTCATCAGAACAAGGATAACCAAGAGGACCAAGTGTGGTTAAACCTTTTTCTGTATAATTACTAGATAACTTCAACATGGACATCATCTCCTAGATTCGATTTTGCAACAACTTTAAGAGTTGTTTGCATTTTCTTTTTATATCTACTGTAAATTACTCTCCAGTGAGGTCTTGCAGCAATTTTTCCACCTGGTGTACCATATTCCAACCACTTACCTATTACTTTTTGTTTTGGAGCTGTAATATGTATCTTAACTTTAATTATGTGTTTAGTATCATGCTTTGTAACTTTTATGGACTTAGAATATTTGCCAGTTATATGATAAGGTATTTGACCAGGTGCTGAATGTATTTTATCTATATAACTACCTTGATTTGCTTGTAATGACCTTACAAGTTCTCTTCTATATAAACGAGCAGCAGCCATAGCTCCTTTATTTAATGCTCTACGTAATTTAGCTTCTACTTTTGGCCCATTCCATTTCAATACTACTTTTGGTGCTGACATTATTTAGCATCTTCTCTTTTCTCTTCATCACCTCTACTATTACTTCTTTCAGGTTCAGAGGGAACATTCATGGGCAGTAATTGATTAGCTATGGGGTCATCACTAGGTCCATATGTTCCATCTTCTTTTCTAGCTTCATTCCTTGACCAAATACCATCTTGTACCAATCTACTAATCTTATTATATTTGATTTCCTCGTTCTCTGGAATAGGATCATCATAAGCAAAGAATAACAATCCAGTTTCATCAAAACGAGCCAACAACCCATAATCAGGATCATTTAAAACTGATGCTAGCCTATTTAATCTAGGAACTGTAGAATGTTTTGCATGTTGTATCTCAGACGCTTCTAATTGCTCCCTATTATGAGAAGCATCACTAATCATTGCATAAGGAACAGCATAAGCATTTGCAATTTCGTTCTTACTAACCTTATGTATCTCTAATCTAGCTAATTCTCTTGGTGGGAAATTTAAAGTGTGCATATCCATTGCATCTTCCATAATCCAAACACCACCAGTTCTACCCCTTGCAAATCTAGTTTTATACTTTTGTTCCATATTTTCAGCTTCATCAGGACCAATAGCTGAATCAGGTTTTGGTGTGAATACTAAATCTGGCCTTCCATCATTATCCAGTAAACTGTTTTCCAAACTAAGTTGTTTAGAAGCTACATCATTTACATCAAAAGCTGCAACTAAAGGAGAAATCCCATCCACATAAGGATTCAAAGGATTTGGCATTATAAAGGATAAAACATCTTCTACTGGATATTTTGGATTATTGTCTTTAAATTGATATCCTGGAGGACATAACTCATAATGATCTATAATTTTTCTTGCTGCTGTTTCAGGAGATGATCTAGGTTTTACCCAATGAGAAGGTAGTAACCAAATATCTGTTGGAATGTTTAATATTGGATCATTCTCAATCAACCAATAAGCTTTACCAACCAACTCTTGATACAACTGAGTTAATTCAAACAATCGTTGACCATTGAAGAATGGTAATCTATTACCTTTACTCAAGAGGTCCAATGCTGGATGAACAACTACTTCCTCAATATCAACAAATTGTTTTAAAGCTTTTTGTAAAGGGTTTTGACTGGAAAGAAAATCCTTCTGTTTCCTTGTAATACTTCTAGTCTCGACACCTTTTCTTAGTAGTGACTTACTGTTATTCTGTTCTCGTTTGATAAATAAACGTAAAGGTGTGCTAACAACACGACTAACATTTAAATTACAACAAGTATAAATAACCCTTTTGTATTGTCGAAGTAAAGTTTCTTCATCAGGTATTCTTTTACGATTAAATCCATCAAAAAAAGAAAGATTACTACCACTAAGATTTGTATTTAGTCCCCTCGGTGGGGCGGCTTTAAAGGATGAACTACGGTACACTGACATATATAGTTACCAATCCATATCTTCCCAAAGTGATTCATTACTTGGATGAAGATACTTTTCCTGTGCTTTGACTTTTAATTCTTCGACCTGCTCTTCTTTTTTCTTTTCAATTTCTTTTTTATTGAAAGCTACTTCTTGACGATTTTTGGTACTGGAAGAAAAATCTTCACCACCGTTATGTTCCAGCTGTTTGAATGGCATTTTTGTCCTTAAACATACATTCCATAATATGTGTGCAATAAGTACAGTATAGGATACTACGCTCTATTTCTGTTCTTCCTTCATGTTCTTCTATATCTATAGCTTGAAATTGGTAGTTGCAACTTAATTTATTACAACCGGCTTCTTCTCTTTCTTCCTGAGTAGTCATTTAATCTTCCACTGATGGATTATACACATCGTCCCAAAGTGAGACAACCGTAAGGATGGGGGGTATGCTAGGCCCAAAAGTACCGATTTTGAAGAAAATGTGGTAAACTGGGCAAGATACAAGGTGGACACTTTGGCAAATAGGACAGTACACCTTTGGGGTGGACATTCTAGTATTATAATACTATTATGGTTTGTAATTAAGCTGACTTCTTCCAATCAATTTCTGTTATCATGTAACGAACATCATCCATACAGTGATTATCCATATCTATTGGTTTATCACCTATAACTTCTTCATCTTTTTCAGGGTAACGATAAACTTCACTTTCAGCACATAGTGCTGGACACATATTCTCAACTACTCTTAATCTATTAGAATGTATCCTACTGCCCATCATCAAAATACCGTTTATGATAGCACTAACAGAAGTACCTTTATAGTGTTTCTTTGCCTTTTTGATATTATGACCACCCTTTTTAAGTTTCCTTATCAAGTCTGGTCTGGCTGAATCTGCTGCCCAAGTGATTGATTTACCTGCTATAGTTTTTGGTAAAGCATCTGCATGCTCTTCAATTGGTGTTTGTGACTTGTATCTTTCCCAAAAGATAGTTAAAACATCAGTTTCAAAGTCTAAGAAACCAATATTAGCTGCAAATGGGTCATTCCATCCAAAGTCCATACCACCATAAAGTTTGCCCTCTCTGGAAGAAATCATATCCAAGATTTGTTCAGTGGACATACTTATTCTAGTTTTATGGAAAGTTTGATAAACCAAACCTTCCAAACGCATAAACTGTCCACGATATCTTTCTTGAAACTTCTCAGGAGATAAACGTGATCTAGCTCTTTCAAATTCTTCTTGTGGATAAGCTGGATTCTTTACTGAGTCCCATATTCTAAAAAAGTAATCATCATTACCAGCAAGATAGTGCTTGTACCATTCATTATATAAAGCACCCAAACCATAAGGTGTTGTAGTAACTAAAACTGGTCCTTGTTTTGCTCCAGTACGACCAGTTATAGCTTCATAAGTTGCTTTTTTACCTTGTCCACCTTCATCAAACCAAACAAAATCAAATTGACCACCTTCTAGGCCACCAGGATTATCAGCACCTTGACACCAAATTACTCCCCAATTGTTTGGTAGAATATACTTTGATTTAGATTCAAAATAACCTGTATGATTTTTAAAGTTACCTTCAAATTCAGTATGTTGACAAGCATCAATGAAAGTAGGTGTTGTGGCTCTGGAAAGAACCTTATAAGTAGGTGCAATAATCATTCCATGACACTTACCATGCTTTTGGATGGCTTTTTGTATTTGGAATACTGTCCAATAAGCACCAACTACAGTTTTTCCTCCTCCAGTACCAGCACAAGCACAAATAAATCTATGATTAGCTTCAAGTATAGCTATTTGATCTTCATGAAAAGGACAATACTTTCCAGCATTTGGATTATCCATCCCACAAGCTTCATTTGTTGTAGGATCATATAGTTCTCCAAAATTTACTTGTACTCTTTCAGAGGCTAGTGTGTCTAACTCTGCTTCGTGGTCAAGGTTTATTTGGCTCATAAAATTCTAAATATAAACGAATGTTATTCTTACCACAAATATAAGCAGCATCAGCTATCTTTTCAGCTTCTCGTTTGCTTACTGGAAGAGATACTAACAATATTATAGCTGGGTCCATTTTTAGGACTTTTGCATAATGTTGTGATTGACCTATTGCTTCATACCATTTATTTAAGAAATCAACTTCAAAAGCGTAATCTTTACTTAATAAATCAACTTCTGTGCCATCTGCTAGTTCAGGTATTGGGTAATCAGAACCATATTTATGGGCTATTTCTCTAGTTAAAGCATCTTCTGTTTGAGCATGTAGCTCAACCTCCTTGATATGGTAAAGTAGGAGTCCAAGACCGTTCAGAAACAGCAATTTTACTACTAATGAGTTTTTTAAGATCATCATAAGTTTCTTCCACTTCTATGGTAGCTTCAACATTACCTATAGAACCACCTGGTCCTGGAATAATAGTTGGAGTACCAATGACTATAATAGTGATACCAATTTTTTGTGGATCACGATAAACCTTTGTGATAAAAGCACTATTGATTAGTTGCTTAGTACGCTTTACAGTAACTTCAATAAACACAACTGTGTTCCTTATTAGCTAGGGTCAGGTAGAACAAGCATTATTAGAAAAATTAGTACTATAGCTCCTAAATACAGGGCTGTTATAACTTGATTTGGAGCCATCAAAAATACCAGTACTTGGACCATTGTTTATAGGTCTTACAGTTCTAGGATCAGGTACTAAAGGTCGATTAGGATTTACATATTCATTTGGTGAAGAGGTCGTAACTGGAGAGATATGTGGTATATACTCAAACAAACCATCGTTGGTTACTTTAAACTCATAGAAACCACCACGATTATATGTCTGATTATCACATTTGAAGCCAATAGGAACAGTAATTACGTACTTTCCTTGCTTCCTAATCCAATCATGAGTTTCTTTTACACCACTTCTTTTACCATCAAATCCTGGATTATAAATATCCAGAACAACAATAGTCCCTGGACCAGCTTTTTTAACTTGATCTAGTTGCCATTTGTACTTTTCTGCAGCTAGTTCTTGTGGATAGATTTGTTTAGTATCTTCTGGAGATAACCAATTAAAATCAGCACCAATAGAAGTTTGGAGACTGACTTGGAAAGCCATCAAAAGCAGAATAAACAATACACTCTGTACCACCATCCTGTAATTCCTTATTAATGTCATTTGCATCTTGCCAACCTCCACCATTAGGACCATCTTTTTGTTCTCCATGTGCATTTGGACCCCAACTATTTAGTCTAAATACACCTGGACGTTTAGGATTATCGTCTATACCAATAATTGCCATTTGATGAGGCCAACTATCTCTTCCAGTAAACCAACTTTTTCCAGTATTTGGATCATATTGTAATTGCATGGAAAAACCACGCATAGAAGCTATACTAGCTGGATAACCATTCATCAAAGCATCACGTAACTGTTCATATGATCTTATTCTAGCAAACTCTTTAACTAAATGTTTCTTTCCATATTCTATTTTATCTTTTGGTGGACCATTTCTACCCCAATCCTTAGCTACTCCACCAGTATATTTAGGAGCGTAGGTACTGGAAAGAACTCCATACTTCTTTACACCTTCTGCTCCCCATATACCAAGTGAACCATCAGAATTACCAAGACGACCACCACCAATTTGCACTCTAGATATACCATAAAAATAAGGTGGAAAAGATGGTTGAAACTCCTCATTATCACCTAATTTAACTATTTCAAAGCAAGCTAGATGATCTATTGCATTTCTTAAACCCCAACTAACACAATCTCCAATCTCTTGAGGTATATTTGGAAGAGTTGAACCTGTAACTTTTTCAACAAAATCCCAAAAACATACTCTTTCACCTTCAGAATCTCTATAACTAGCTATTGGAGCTACTTTATAGAAATCTTTTTCATTATTTGGATCAAAAGCACCCCAAACCTCTTGAGATTCTTTTGGTCCATGCCAACCAAAGAGATTATTTGTTGTAGAAGCCATGAAAACTACTCACCTTTAGCATATTTTACAACTACTGGACGAATCTCTCTTAACAATTCACAACCTTCTTTGGCTGCTTTTGTTAATTCTTCTAACAATGTTGCTGTCTCTTCAAATACTTCAGCTCTACGACGAAGTGCCGTTACTGGAAGAGATGTACCAGTTTGGCTACTTTGGTTGGTTTGTCCATTTAAACCTACACAATCGTGACAATTTTCACAATCAACACAATTTGTGCAATTTGTGCAATTTAAACAATTGTCACAATTTGTACAATGTTTACAATCTACACAATGGCAACAATTACCACATTCATCACAATCAAAGTTTTTCATAATTTTCCTGATATTTATAAAAATTTAGTTAAACCCATCCAAAATCTGGTTCTTCACCTTCTTCAATTGAGCCAACCACTAAAGGTTTATTAGCTGTATCACCAACAGTTCTAAGCATCCCATTAGTCATATCCCAAGAATCAACAGCACCTTTTAATTCACTTTGAATATCTCTATGCAATCTAGCACGTTGACGCCATTTAGGATTCTTTGCAGTTGCAATAACTGCATCTGCTCTATCTTCTACAGACATTGGTAAACCAACTGTTCCATCTGGAAGTTCACTAGAACCAACAACTTGTCCTGAAACTGGATCACGAACACATAAACCACCTTCACGGAGTTTATCAATCAAACCAAAGATGAAACTCAAAACAATGTCCAAAATGGCAGATAGCGTAACTGGATCAATACCTTTAGCAAATTCTAGGTTTCCATCATCTGTTACAACTGAAACTTTTTCTCCAGTTGCACTTTCATAACATCTGACAGCTAGTTGTTCACTTGGCGACATTCTTAATTTCCCTTTCAAACAGTTCTACAACAACTTCACCATCCTTCAAATAAGATAGTGAATACAAATTTTGGTCTTGGAAAACCTTACTACTGACAACAAACAACCTTGCACCAGTCAATAACTCTACTAATTGGTCCTTTTTGTATTTAGGTGGTGGGCAAGCCAAAACTTCACCGTTGGGCCAAAGATAAAAAGCAACTAAACCAGCTTGTAACTTCATTATGTCTCTTCTATTTAACATTATTTAACCTCCCTTAAACCTTGTTCTATTTCTTGAAAAGCTGTACGTAAATCTTGTACTGTAATTAGCTGGTTTGCTGCAAACAAACTATTCATCTTTTCAGAGAACTTTGTGAAGAAAGCAGCCCATTCTGGTGGAGTTGAACCATGTTGAGCAAATGTAGCTTGATTTCTAGTTTTAAGGTCAGAATTAGCATTATTAATAGAAGTTATCACACCTGCTGCGATACTGGAAGAAACTGTTTGGAAGTTGTTAGCTAGATTGTTAGCTAAAGTTATGTTATTACCACCCTTTGGAGCATTATCATAAGTAAATTTAGCTAATTTATACGTTCCATCTGGAAAAACTGGTTCTACTGGTCCTGGTGGTGGGTCTGGTGGATTAGGTGGATCAGGGTCAGGATCAGGAGGTGGTGGATTTGGTCCATTTCCAGAAATTTCAACAAAAAATATCTTTTGAATAGAACTCTTGTCGGTATAATTAATAGCAGTAAGAGCAACACTATAAGTAACACCTGTTTGACAAGCAGCAAAAACACAAGTTTTACCATTATTTGTTTTCACAAAATCCGTTTGTGGTGGGTAATAAACAAACCAAAGATAATCTTCTGCTACTATATTGGTGTTTAATCTTACCAAACCAGGTTTTTGAACAACATTTTCACTATATTGGGCATTTAGAGATGTTCCCAATAACAATAAAAAAATGAGGGTACTGGAAAAGAATATAGCTGGCGTTTTCATAACGATGGTT